GTAAAACATATCTTGCTATAACTGAGATGATGAAATACGCATCAAAGCCTAATCAAAGAATATGGTATGTTGCACCTACATTGAAGATGGCCAAAGATATTTGTTGGTCTAGTTTAAAAGAAGTTCTTAATCAGTTTAATTGGATAGAAGATATTAATGAAACAACACTTACAATAACTGTAAGAAAAACCAATAGTACAATATCTTTAAAGTCTGCTGATATGCCTGATTCATTAAGAGGTACAGGTTTAAACTTTTTAATATTAGATGAGTTTGCTGACATAGATAAAAGAACTTGGTTTGAAGTTTTAAGGGCTAGTGTTAGTGATACACTCGGAGCAGTTTTAATGTGTGGGTCGCCAAAGGGATATGGTAATTGGAGT